GTTAATTTAATATACATACAATCCGGCTCAGCTAACCTAGCTCCTGTTCAAGATTCAAACTATCCCTCCGGTAGCGGTTGGAGTAACGCTAGGTATGCAGGAGTTAAATTAAGCAGTCAATTATATAACGTTTATACCCCAGGAGATACTTCTTATGGACAAACAGCTGTAATCGACAATTATAGTAACTACATCGCTCAATTTGACTGGATAGGAGGATCAGATCCAGAATACCCAGGAGGAGGGAATATTCATATCATAGGATTAATACATATAGACGGCACAATAATAGGTCTAGATGGAAGCAATAGTAATTTGAACCTAGTTGAGTATTTATTCAAACAAAACGATTTAGCTACTGTTTACATTTCTTCGTACAGTTCTAACCAATCAGTTGGAGCGTTAGAGATAGAAGCTGGTGGAGCCTTATATAATACTATTTTCGAACATACTGGAAGCTCTCAACCCACTGTTAGTACCTACTACGGTACTAGCTACTCCTCACCAGTTTATATAGCTATGTTCTTAACTCAGAGTGCAAACCGGTTTGCAGATACTGGATCGAACTTTATCTTTAGACCCTGGTTGTACGGATTCTTAACCGGATCTGATCCAAACTCAGGACCAGTAAGAGAATTAGAACCTCAAGGTATTGCAATCACCAATAGAATTACCGGACAATCTATATCGGGAACTACTATAAGTTATGCAGATACTTACCTACCTTTGAAATATGGTGATTTTATTCGATTTGGAGAAAACGGTTCTTCACCTACAAGCTCACTAGATACCCTTCCGGCATTAGGGTTATACCAAATTAAGAGTCTGACTATAGGAGCATCTGCTAGCCTTAGTTCAAGTATCGAAGTAGCACCTGTACTAAATGCTGATACTATCAAAATAGCTCAAGCCACTTTTGGTCCAGAAAATCAATTTTACAGAGTATATAGACGTGTTCCAAATGAAACTTTTGTTGTAATTAAGAAAAAACCAACATACCCAGGTGGAGGACTATTAATACCTGCAAACTTTAATCCAAACTACAATCCGCTAGACGTAGCTCGCAAAGCTGGTATAACATTTTAAAAGTTAATGAAAAGCATATATTTATAATAAATCATGGGATACTTAAATAATACCGCAGTCACAGTTGATGCAATCCTAACCGCAAAAGGGAGAGAATTACTTGCCCGCGGTGACGGTTCTTTTAGAATTACACAATTCGCATTGTCAGACGACGAAATCGACTACACTCTGTACAATCCAACACAGCCTTCAGGTTCAGCCTTCTACGGTGAAGCTATCGAAAATATGCCTCTACTAGAAGCATTTCCTGATGAGACTCAAATTATGAAATACAAGCTTGTAACTCTTCCTAGAGGTACAGCTAGAATGCCAGTATTGGATATTGGATACTCTTCAATCACTATTAAACAAGGTGCAAGTTTAGCAATCACTCCTCAGACTTTGAATTACTTATCTCAAACAGCTCTTTACGAGTCTTCTGGGTATACATTCACAATTTCTGATATTAGATTGTTTAATAGTTACACAGGTATTGGTATTAACACTCCTGATGTACAAGCATTGAATCAATCAACAACGATTGGAACTAACGTATCTAAAACAGTAGTAGGAACTACATTAAACTTAAGTGCAACAACAGTAAATACATTATTTGGATCAAATACAGCTTTAACTGCTACCTTACAAGTAATTGGTAGAGATTCTGGAGCTAGATTGCAAATCCCAGTAACCGTTACTAAAAATAACTAATAAAGAAAAATGTCATTCAAAAGATTAGATCCAGAAGATTTTTTAGTAAGTATTGATTCAATCACTGCTACTGCTTGGTCCACTAATAGCCCAACCTTAACTACATTCTTTACATCATCAGTAACTTCATCAAACGATAGCTACTATAAGAATGTTTACCAAACTGCATCTACTATAAGCAATGCTGCTGTTCAGTTCGCAATTGCCTACGGTAACTCAAAAGGCTCAGGAAGTGCCAACTACAACGATTTAGTTCCTGGAGTATCTCCAACAAGAACAATTTACGGTCAGTACCGTAACTTAGTTTATGGAAGTGAAACAGCTGCTTTTATCTTCGGAGCTGTAACCGCTTCTGACTTCTGGGCTATCTCTGTTGATAGAGCTAGATACAAAGAACATCTACTAAAAGGCACTTTTAATATAACTTTATCAGGTTCTGGTATCCAGACATTAAAACTCACAGATAATTCTGGGATGGTATCTACGGATACTTACTTAGATTGCGGTAGAGTTTACCAGATTATTTCCGGTTCAAACGGAGTTGCTAACACAAGTGTAAACGCTAACGGATACTCTTTATCCTCAGGATCTTACGGTTTATTCTTACCAGATATTGCAACTATTATTCTTAACCCCCTAGCTCTATCACAATCTATTAATTTAGAACCTTCTAGATCTTCTGATTCAGATGGACTAAACATCGGTAGATTATTTACAGCCATTTCAGGAGCTGCCTCTTTCCAGGTTAATAGCGAAGAAACAATAACTTCTGACTTCGTATTTGTTAGAGCTAGAAACAGCGAATTTAATTACTCAGAAAATCCTTCATTTATTTCAGGGTCAACAGGAGATGTTATCTTTAGTAATTTTATTAATTCTCCACAAACCTATATGACAACTGTGGGATTCTATAACGATTCTAGTGAACTACTTGCTGTAGCAAAATTGTCTAAACCTCTAACTAAAGACTTTACCAAAGAAGCCTTGATTAGAGTTAAACTTGATTTCTAAGATGAATGGCGGCGTTCAAACAACTACTAGCATCCGACATAATAGTCACTCCATTTGAGGTGAATAAAGCCTTCCGGTTTACCGGAGCGGCTGAACTTACCGGACCTACTGTTGGCATTGATAGATTCTTAGGACAAAACATACAAGGTCTATTTAGCTTATATGAAGCTACTACAGGTCAAATCACTACCGAGTATAAAAGGTTAATCTATAACTCTGCTAAAGAATTATACTACTCTAACTACCTAAGCTCAAGCTACGGAGACCCTGTATCGGTTCCATTTACAATACCCGGTTCAGATCCAAGCGGCAACGCTTTAGTGGGGCCAACAAGCTCTGCGGGCAGGTACGAAAATTACTTAGAAACTACTTTAGCATTTGAAAGATACTTCCCAACATCTTCTAGTGCTATTATTGGAGTAATTTCAATTCCTTCTAAGCTATACGGAGATACAATGCAACCAGGCTCTTTTATTATAACTGCTGAATCCGGAAGTATCACAGACGACAGTAACGGAAACTTATATTTTTCCTTAGACGGAGAGTACTGTGGTAATATTATTTACCAACACGGATTAGCAGTCTTAACAAAAGATAATTTTGGAGGAGGATTCCTATACGGATCAGGGACTTACGGAACAGCTTCCTATGGAAGTAGTACCAACCCGTTTATAGAAAATATTATAACTTCTAACAACATTACTTGTTCATTTAGCAGTTCATTTACATTATTTGAAACACAGTATAAATGTACATTCACTCCTTCAGAATTTAACTTTTCACTAAACCCTTCATTAATCTCAGGATCAACAGACGGAACGGTTTATGATTTTGCAACAGAGCCCTATTTTAATCCTTATGTTACTACTGTAGGATTGTATAATGAAAATCAAGACCTAATTGCAGTCGGTAAACTAGCTAAAGCATTACCAAGTAATAATACAACAGACACAACAATACTAATCAACATCGATAGATAAAATTTATGCCTAATTGGTTTTACGAAAATAAAGAAGTTACAGAAGAATATCAATTTAACGAAAAAGCAGTCGGATTTGTTTATATGATAACAAACATTGAGACTGGTAAGTTTTACATTGGTAGAAAAGTGTTTACTAACACCTTAACTAAAAAACTCACAAAGAAAGAAATTTCTGAACAATCCGGCCCTGGAAGGAAGCCTACTAAAAAGAAAGTAAGTAAGGAATCTAACTGGAGAGAGTATTGGGGTTCATGTAAACCACTACTTGCAGAAGTTAAGGAGGTTGGTGAAGATAAATTTAAAAGGGAGATTTTAAAGTTGTGTTTTACAAAAAAACAACTAACTTATTATGAAATCGCTTACCAGTGTAAATACGATGTACTTGAAACAAATTCATACAACGACAACATTATGTCCAGAATTTTCCGAAAAGACTTGCACCTACCCGATTAAGTTCGTATATTCGGTTAATGGTCAATCACCTATTAGTTAACCTGGTAAATAGTGTAATCGGAACTGGAAAGCCAACCTCTGGAGATAACTTCTCCTATACTTGTCCTTTCTGTAATCACTATAAGCCAAAACTGGAAATTAACCTAAAAGAAAACGAAGAGGGTATTCACCACTGGCATTGTTGGGTTTGCAATAAGAAAGGAAAGAAGTTAGTAAGCCTCTTCAAAGCTGTTTCAGCTCCTGATCATAAAGTTCAGGAACTTAAAAACTACGTCAAGATTTCCTATCAGGAAGAGCATGGAGTTAAAATTGAAGCTCTAGCTTTGCCTAAAGAATACAAACCCCTGTTTGAAGCAAGTACTTCAGAAGTTACAGTACGTCAGGCATTACGTTATTTGAAAGAGAGAGGGATCAACTCAACAGATATTAAGAGATACAGTCTAGGATACTGTGAATCGGGTCGATACAAGGATATGATTATCATTCCGAGTTATGACGAGAACGGAAGCTTAAACTACTTTGTAGGTCGTAACTTTGGCCCCGGGGATATTAAATATAAGAATCCACAAGCATCAAAAAACATTATT